GAGCCGATGCCCCCGATCGTCGGGGGGAAGATCGTGTCGATCCTGATGACCGGAAGCGGCTCGCTGGCGACGGGAGCACCGTCGATGTACAGCACGACCTCGCCGCCGCTCTCCCACGTGACGACGAGGTGGTAGGTCTTGAAGACCTCGATGTCGCTAACGACCGTCGTGTGCCCACCGCCGGACGCGTCCTCCAATACACAGTTGATCCTATGTACGGAGCCGCCGAACGTCGCCGCGACGCGGAAGGCACTCGGGCGGTCGAAGAGGAACTGGTTCGGCTCGTCGGAGAGGCACTGGAACCAAACCTCCAGCGAGGCCGCCGGGGTGCTGTAGGAAGCATACAGCCCCTCCTCGGCATAGTCTGGCGGGCCGAAGTAGCCGTGCTGCTGGGAGGTTTGAAAGAGACTCGAAGGGTCGTCTGCGTTCTTGCTGACAATCGACGGGAACGGATCGATGGGAGACAGCCCTTGCTGTGGAGGGCTGTAGACGCCGAACGTGTCGAGCGCGTTCGGACTAGTACCCATCTTCCACTGCGAGATTGGCGAGTCCTCGTAGACCACGCTGTCGTAGTGGGTCGGAATTCGGAGCGCAACGTCCGCCGTGCCCGAGGCGGCACTGACCATCGAGAGGATCGGGATAGCGGCGCCGGACTGGTAGTGCGCTAGGAGACGAGCTGGAGAGAGCGCGGTGCCATACCACGCAACCTCATCGATGGTGCCACCAAAGGTAAGACCAGCGTCCGGAGCGTAATTCCCGATGCATGGAACATCGTCTGGGGCTGCGAGAGTTCCAATCGGACCAGCCGAACCAAGGTCTTGCCGTGCACTCTCAACACCGTTGATGTAGACAATAGTTATCGTCCCGTCAAACGTGGCGGCGACATGACAAGGTTGATCGAAGGGGACGGCGCTCGCGCTCTCCAACACGATGTAGTTGTAGTCGTCGTCAGTCGTGACGAACTCAACACCGATTGTGCCAGCGGTATAGAGGTAGAGGCCCTGATCCGCGAAATACCCACGCAACACCACGTATCCCTCGTGTGGCGCCGACGAGGGGCGTTGTATCCACGCCTCGATCGACCACTCGGCGGTCTCGTAGGGCGTGCCATACCCCGACGCATTGCTGGTCTGGAAGAACACGCTGGCGTTAGCTTCGCGCGTGAACAGGTTGGCCAACTGACTAGCATTGTTCTTCACCAGGCCGCCAGCCACAGCAACAGGCCCTTTAGTTGCCGCCAAATGTCTGACATTCATGCGATCCGTCGCCATAAGCGCATTGCCAAGCTTCCAATGCGAAATGGGATTATCGACATCGATCACAAGGTCGTAGGCGGTCGGGCGAAGCGGAACGCCAAGTTCGCCCGTGGCTGTCGCAGTGCTGGCCAGNGAGAGCCGCCTCGGTGTCCGCAGGACGGCACTGGCTGTAGCCGTGGCGCCGCCCGTCTGCATCGGGAGTCGTGCCGGGGCGCACAACGCGGCCGTGGCGGCGGCCTGAGCCGCGCCGACCGCCGTAATGACGGCCGGGGCGCGCAGGACCGCCGTGGCGGCGGCCGTAGCAGCGCCTGTTTGCAGCGGTAGCGAGGTAGGCGTACGAAAAGCAAGCGTTGCACTGGCACCTGCGCTACCGCTCAGTGAGAGCGTCGGGATACCGGTGCCGAACTGGTAGTGCGCTAAGACACGGGCAGGAGGAAGAGCCGTGGCATACAAGGCAACTTCATCGACAGTTCCCGAGAAGTGTCCATAATGGTTGCCAAACATTATGATCGGATCAAGATCCGTTGGGGTGTTTGCGAGTGGTGTTCTGCCCGCTTCGGCGCCGTCTAGATAGAGCATCAGATCGGTGCCATTCCATGAGGCAACCACATGTCGCCTCGTGCCGGGTGACGGTGCACGCAGCACGTTCACCTCGGTGTACACATGGCTGGCGTCCTCAATACCGATGTTCCAGGCCCACTGGGGGCCTGCGCGGAGATCGACCGAAAGCTCCATAGCAGCGAAGTACGAGAAAATGCCCCCGTACCCATCGAGAGAGTCTATGACAACCCACGCTTCGACACTCCACAGACTCCCCGACACATACGCCGGTGGTTCGTTTTTGACGAAACGCCATCTTGAGCCGAGCGGAAAACTACTGGCTTGGTCGTTTAGATTATTTTGGACAATTCCCGCGACGACCGGAATCGACACCTTTGAAGTGAGGACACCGGCGTAGTCGTTGGCCTCCAGGTCGACAGCGCCGATTCGGTCGTACGCCTCGGTCGGATGTCCGAGCTTCCAATGCGAAGTAGGACTGTCGATATCGATAAATACGTCATAGGGTGTTCGCGTGACTGGACGTAGATAGAGAGCGCCAACGCCGCCCGCCGTGCTTGAGAGCGAGAGACGGGCGGGTACGCTAATCGCAGCGTTGGCCGTGGCTACGGCGCTCGCCGCGTCAAGAGGAATGACAGTCGGGGCGCTGAGACCGACACTGGCCGCCGCGACGACGCTCGCCCCGGCCAGAGGAACGACGGTGGGCGCCCGTGTTAGCAGCGCAGTCGTGCCGGTTCCCACCGCACTGCTGACCGCCAGCGGAACGGTGATCGGCAACGAAGCCTCCAGCGCCAACTGCACGCCCGAGGAGGCGAAGCTCACGGCGGTGGCCAGACCGAAATCCGCCGGGGCCGATGCGCCTGCGGTGGCCTTGACCTGGAAGGCCCACGCCTGAGCGAAGTCGATGCCCGAAGTGGTACCGACACCGCCCAGCAACGTGAAGCCCGCCGGAGCCGTCCACGTACCGGCGTCGTCGAGTCGAGTGCTCAGCGTGAGCACGAGGTTGTTGTTCAGGCCGGTGGTGATCGAGTTGCCGCTGGCCGAAGTCGTGGTCGAGGCGGCGCCATTCTCGACCGTGCCGACGACATCGAGCAGGTCAGTGAGCGTGGCCGGAGCGGGCAGACCCGAGAAGGCCGCGCATTGAGCGCCGCATGGCGTGCCACTCAGACCAGTGGTCAAGCCAGACCACGTGACCGTGGGCGCAGTCATGCTGGTGCTGGTGGCGATGATCCCGAACAGCGCCAGTCGGCCGTTCGTACCAGTGACATTGGCCAATGAAGTCCAGCCCGCAGGTGTGGCCACAGTTGGCGTGGCCGAGCGGCAGGCCGTGTAACAAACGAGAAGATCCCCTACCGAATAGCCAGTCGAGAGCGCCGGATTGAGAGTCGTCGGGGTGACGACAGTGGCCGCCGAGAAGACGGCCGCGGCAGTCGCACCTCTCTGGGCAGCGGCCACTACGAACTACTTCATTAGTCGAGCGAGAGGCTCAGAGCAGAGGCGTTGATCGTAGCCGGAGTCTGGGTGGTGGAGATGACCGTCGAGGTGCAGGTGCCGAAGTGGTACACGTCACCGGCGCCAGCGGTTGTGACGACCGAGCACATGGCCCAGCCGATCACGGTGCTAGTGCTCGCGGTGCAGGGGGCGAACGTCTGCTGGGCCGTGTTGTGCACCTCGCCCGAGGAGGCGGCACCGAACACGGCGTCGGCCAGCGACAGCCGCCCGTAACCCGTGTAGTTGGCCTCGGTAATGTTGGCCGAGGTGTTGGTCTCGTTGACAGCGCTCGTAGTGAGCGCCAGGAAACGAGGGCTCGCCGGGGTCATGGCGACACCTCGATACATCCAGTCGAGCACCTTGTTCTCGACGCCATCGGAGAAGCCAGCCATGAAGACGAGTCCGTCGCGCAGCTTCTTGAACACGCGCTCGGTCCTCAGACCCAGCGGTTCGATGGCGCGATCAACCACGAAGCGGACGATGTTCAGCTCCGGAAGGATCAGCTCCTGTCGGGCCAGAGCCAGTTCAGTCATTTCTCAGCCTCCGCTTGCGACCGGCGGTGGTTCGTTGGGAATGGTGCCGGTCAACTTCTCCAAACCCTTGTTGGTCAGGACCCACAGCTCGCCTTGGACGTTGAGGTGACGACGGCTTGGACGAGACGACTGGATCACGGTCACGAAGCGCTCGGCCTGGTCCTCAGGGATGTCGACGGCGTTGGTGTCGGCGTTGACGGCTCCCACGGCATCGTCGGGCGTCTGATGCTCGCCGATGTTGGTCACCACGCCATCGGCCTCCAGATCGGATAACACCTCGCCGACCTGACCGATCGTCTCGCCGCGGTCGTAGCTGCCGCTCCAGCTACTGATGGCACCGGGATCATGACGCTCCAGCGTCAACACCAGCGCCTCAACGGAGCGCGGGATCTGGAGATTGCCAGCGACTCTGCGATGAAGATCGCTGTCGAAGACGTTGTACTCGGGCACTCAGGGTCCTCTCTCTAAAGACTCCACAAACCAGACAGATCCTGTCCGAACACCTTGACGATCTTGGCGCCATCACCAGCCGATGCAACCTCAAGATCTGCGCCTTTGATCGTGACCGCCTGGTTGGTCGACGCTGCTAACGATCCGCCGGTCGTACTAGCGGACCCATTGGCGGTGCCGATCGTCACTCCTACATTCTCCAGGCTATTGGTTGAAGGCACCACCTTGATCTTCCATGCCTGCAACGCAGCGTCAGCCTGGAACTGGAATGCCGTGGTGTCGTAGCCGGAGACCTTGGAGATCTTGGTCGGGAAGGGCGCGACCGAGACCGTGACGACCGGGACGGTCGTGTTGAGCGTGATCGAATGGCTCGCCGAAGCCGATTGGTTGCCCACGTCGTCGCGGATGCGGACGTTGAGCGTCTTCGTGCCATCACCCGTGGAAAGACGGACGGCCTGGCTCGTGGCGAAGGCGATCCAATTCGAGGCGCCCTCGGTGGCCTGGATATCCGGATTGTCGGCCGTGTCGACACTGCCCCAGACCTTCATCTGGTAGCCGGTCGTCGTACTGTCGCTAGTCGCCGGTTCAGCCGTTACGTTCTGGCTCGTCGTATACGCAGCACCGGTGTTGACGTTGAGCGTTACGCCAGCAGGCGCAGTAGTGTCGAGCGTCAGCGTGAAGTAGGAGGCCATGCTCATCCACTCCGGGCGCGGATTACCATCTCGAAGCTCTTGTTGCCCTCTGCGTCCGTGACGTTGTAGATCGGCTTCGCCCAGACAGAGAACTCATCACCTGGATACATCGTCTCTTCGTGGCTGACAGGAGCACCAGGAAAAACCTCGACATCAGCGGCGTCGCTTAGCAACACGAACGACGACGCTTCGCCGCCTATATGAACCGACACGTCGCGAAGCACAGTGTCACCCTCGTTACGCACAACGATCTCGGTCGACTTCCCAATGCCAAACGGCTCACGTGGGTCCATCAGCATCTCGCCCAGCGTGATGTGCTGCGCGGGCTCTCCATCGACGTAGAGCTGGATCCGCGCGCTCACTCGGGCTCCTCGCGCACCTCAACGATGAGCCCCTTTTCGTCGCGCACGGGAACCTTGCGCGTGGGCTTAGGCGGCTCGACGATGATCTGCGGGTGGATGTTGACGACGGGCGGCTGAATGTTGGCGGCGATCTTCTCGGCCAACTTGGCGGCCAGCTCGACCGGCTCGACCTGATCGTCAAAAGGCTCATCCGTCGCCTCGAACTCCAGGACATCAGCGTCCCACTGATTGGAGGCGCCGATCGCATCCTTCTTCTGCTGCGCCTTCTCGTGCGTCTCCGAGCGCACGCGCTTCTCGAAGTACTGAGCCACATCGTCCGTCGTGTGGCCGCGTGACTCCAGCCGGTGCATGATCTCAGCGAGCTGATCGTCGGGGAGCTGACGCAGCGTCCGGTTCATATACCCGCGCGGGGCCGACACCCGGACCATGCGCCGGTTGCGCTTGAGCATGCCGCCGGAGCGAAGCTGCTGATCGATGATGTCGACCAGATCGGTCTTCTGCTGCTCCTGAACGAGCTTCATGAACGACTCGATGTCGACGGCGTTGGGGTCCTTGGCTCGACCCGCCAGGAACTCCCGAACGTCGCCCTCGCCGAACACGTCGAACTCGCGCGCCGCCTCGCGCGCAGCATCGAGCATGCGCGACCACTCCAGCGGATCAGCGTTGGCCGGAGCAGGAGGCCCGCGGCGCCCACCGCCACCCGAGCCGAACTTGCCCGAGCGCGTGTCGTGTCTCGGGTTGCCCGATTGCTGCGCTACGGCAACGCGCGAGACGCCCGAGCCGGGCACGTCGGCGAAGATGACGAAGGAGCCGTCCTCATCGGCAACGATGTTCGTCTCATCAGTCATCGTTGGCTCTCTCCCCAACGAGCTTGAGCGCCTGTCTTCTGACCAGAGGAGACACATCGTTTGACAAGAGCACTCGCTGAGTTGCCTTGTCGTACTTCACAAGCGCGTCCGGCACTCCCACATCATCGACGTACTCAATGGATAGATTGACGGGTAGCCATCTCCATGAGAGCGTCCCATTCGGATGCTCACGAATTCCCAACGCATCGTCGACTGTGAAAATTTCGCCGTCACGCTCCATGCACTCGGCATCGGTCACGCCGTACTTGGCGTCAGATGCCTGAACGAGCGGGATGTCATTGGCGCGAGCCGTAAGCAGCGTGGCCGCGTTGTATGCGTCACGCACCTCCGTGCGCACCAGCCGATCGGTCTTCCAGTCCGGGAAGCCAGAGAAGTGTGCGCGCGCCTCGCGCTCCAGTTGGTCGCGATCCAGGACGCCTTCGCTCATGCGCTTGGCGACGAACTCGCGCAGCTCGGTGCGCGTCGTGCCGGAGACCTGAGAGGCGAACTCGGCGACGTGGCCGTTGATCCAGTCCGAGATCTGCTGATCCTGGATGCGCGACGGCCGTGCAGAGCGCTGGGACTCCACGCGCGCCGCCCGGCGCATGATGTTGGCCATGATCTGGATCGACCGCTGAAGGACACCAGGCCAACGCTGGGAGCCCTCCCAGTTGGAGAGCACCTGAGCGGCCCGCTTGAGCCAATCATCGAAGGCCAGCTCCACGTCGCCGGTGTCCGTGAACTCCAGCGCCTCGCCCGAGCGGATCGTCGCGAACGCGGTCTCGTACTCGTCGACATAGAGATCGTGAAAGAGCGTCCAGAGCTGGCGCGAGAAGCCCTTGACGGCGCGATCGGCGTAATGCGGCGACGGAGGCAGGTTTGCCAAGAAGTCGTTCGCAGTATCTGAGAGAACGATCACTTCGGGAGGATTGATGTAGGCGAAGCCCGTCGCCGAGCCACCATTAGTGGGGGCACCTGCTGCCGCGGCGCCGCTGGCTATGGATGGCACGACACCGACTTGCTGACCCGCTACAGGCGAGACCGCGGGAGGGGCGGCTGCCTGAGCCTCGGCAACGAGCTGCTGCTGACGACGCTGCTGATCAGCCCACGGCAAGATCGGCGTGCCAGCGTCTTCGAGAACGGACTTCAAGTCCACGAGCTTGAGCATCTCGCGCACGCCAGAGTCGTTCTGGCCGACGAGCTGCACGATCTGCTTCGTGAACTCCACGTCCTGATCCGCGAAGCCCTTCATGATCAACTCGGCCTTGCCGCCATCCACCAGGAAGTCCGGCCAGTTCACGGCCAGCCATTGCGGGATGACCCACCGGTTGATCGATTCCACGATCTGGGCGGCCAGGACCGCCTGAGACTCGACGAAGCTCTCGCCCAGCTCGGCGGCGACGTTACGCGAGGAGGTGCCGCCCTTGCCCTCCAGGAAAGCCTGCTCGGGGATCCACAGCGAACGCAGCTTCTGCACGTCGAGGTAGTCGAAGGACTTGTCGAACGGCTCGAAGTTCGTGGCGTCCTTCGTGAAGTCGACTTCCCATTGTGGAGTCGAAGACGGCTTGCCGTCGACTTCACCGAGATAGGGCTCGGAGGGGATGGCGATGACACCACCGGAGCGCATCCGCTCGCCCATGAGCAGGGCGTACTCGTTGTACGGCGTCACCTCTCCCGTCTGCTCATTGACAAACTCGCCTTCGGGATGCCTGACGATCACGGAGGGATCGGCTTTCCTCTCGAACGCTCGATCGGCTATCGCCCAGCGGAACCAATAGCTCCACCAGTACCGATATGCATATCCCAAACGCGGATAGCCGTAGATCGAACCGAAGTTCTGGTCCCGCTCGTTCGTTATCCATAGCGCGTGGTAGAGATCGATCTTGAAGCCCTTAGCATCGGGTCCCGTGCGAGCGGGAATCCCGGCCGGGGGAGTGCCCTGTGCAGGAGCGAAGTCGATCCCGTTGAAGTCACCTTGGCCAGTCCAGAGCGGCTCTACGTACTCGGGCGGGAGCGGAATGAACGTCTTCCACCCGATCGGCTGCACGCTGCCCTGATCCCAGACCGGCTTCTCTTCTTGCTCGCCGCTCTCCGGGTTGGTCTCGATGAAGGTAGCTGCCGGGATGCGCAGCTCGAACCGCTTGACGAGCGCCTGGAAGCCGAAGTCCAGCGAGTTCGCATACTGGAGGATGTAGGCCGCGTAGATACGTCGTAGGTCGTGGTCCAGATGGGCTGCCACCTGAGCATTGGGACCCTTATTACTGGCGGCATTGATATACCAGCGCGCGCGTACGATCGGCGTCTTGATGAACGAGAGTCCGAAGCCGAGCATCGGGTCGCGGCGCATGGCCCGCAGCTTGGAGATCGGGATCAGCTCGACTTCAAACGGCTGCCCGAGCACATCGGCGACGCGACGCCAGTTGACGAAGCTGGCCTGAGCGCGGCTCGACGGCGCCTGCTCGCGCGCCGCGACAGAGGATCTGATCTTGGCGGCCTCTTCGGGGGTGACTTCGCCAATCGGGACGCCACCGGCGCTCTGCTTGGTCACACCACCCTTGCCGTTCGCAGCAGCCACCTATCGCCCCCTTGGATTCACGCGCGTGACCGGCTCCCCGAGATGCTGGCGCCACTGCGCGAACTCGTCCTTCTTCGGCCGCAGCGAAACGGGACCCTTCGCCTCAGATCGCACTATACGTACACTCTGTCGTTGAATAGGCCGCGCTGTAGGGATACTGCGCTTTCTCAGTGCACGACGCTTGACGCGCCGAATGTTAGCCAGTGCATAGCGCAAGTTGGAGACGCAGTGGTTGAACTCGTCAATCTGATTACCGTTCTTGGGGTCGCGCCGCCATGCCTTGATCTCCTTGACCATCATCGGGCAGCGTCCAGCATCGATGAAGAGCAAAGTGTCGTCAGATAGTTCCTTGACGACCTTCACGTGCTCCTCGAACTCGCGAGTCGTGTGCCATGTGGTCTTCAGGCCCTTGGCGCTCCAGTCCATCTTGGCCGCCTTGCCCTGAGGATCGGCGAAGCGATCAGTGACCCGGAAACTCGGGAACTTGCGCTTCCAGGCGGCCTCTTTGCTCATCACCAGATCGCCGAGCCTGTCGTTGCCGATCTCGGCGATGTAGATCTCGTCGAACACCGCGACCGTGCCCTCGGCCAGCCGCCTCGGGCGGCCGAAGAAGTCCAGTGCGTCGATCTCGTAGGCCAGGAGCTGATACCAGTTGACGGCGTGCGGGTTGGTCCCGCCCCAGTCCACCGAGGTGAAGATCGGGCCGTGGGCAGGATCGGGCTGGTAGTCGCGCAGGCCATAGCGCTCCACATTCCAGCGCGGCAGATAATGGAAGCTCATCTCCGGCTTGGCACAAAGCTGCTGAACCTCGAAGGTCTCCTGATCGTTCTCGCGGAAGTGCTTGGCGATGTCACCGAAGGGCTGCCAACCCCGGCTGTTGTGGAAGTCGCCGTTGCAGATGTCCTTGAGGAGCCGCGGGCGCCCCGGCTCCCATTCGCCCTTCTGGATGCGGTGGCACGAGCAGCGCTCGGTCTCCGGCAGCTCCGGGCGGGCCACCTGACAGTTACTAACTTGCGCCGCCGTCTCCTTGAGGCACCACTTGTAGAGCTTGCGCGGCGGATCGAAGCCCTGACGCACCGCGTTCTCAATCTCGTCGATCAGCTCCTGCATGCGGCCGTTCGGCCCCTTGCGGGTCGACGTGGCGATGTCCTGAGGGATGATCCAGCGGCCGTCCGGGAGCTTCTTGGAGACCGTCATGTTGCGGCTCTCCGCCCACGTGTCGTCGCGCATCAGCTCGATCTCGTCGGCGTGAGCCTTCTGCGGGTGCGGCCCGTTGACGGCCTCCGGCGTACCCGAGAGCACCTCGACGCGCGAGCCGTTACGCCATAGCGTCTCGCGCATCTTGGAGTCGATGATCTCCTCGCGCCGGTTGCCCTCGCGATCGTAGATCCACTGCTTGAGGTGGGCATAGGCCCGGAGCGACTGAGCCTCGGTGGCGCCGAAGGTGGCGCTCTCGCAGCCGCTCTTGTACTTGGAGTTCAGCCAGTGCAGGACGGCCACCAGGAACGTCTTGGCGCCGCCCCGGTTGGCCATCAGCAGCGCCGCCTCGGTGCGCTCGAAGTACAGATCAGCGAGGAACTGAAACGGCGCATCGTGGTCCTCGCACACCGAGCTGCGCGGGATGTCGATGTTCAGCTCGGCGATCAGCCAGGCGTGCAGCTCGTCATCGGTCTGTGGCCCGTAGGTCGAGAGGATCTTCTCCAGCTCGTCCTGCGTCGAGACCATCCTCCGCAGCTCCTCGTTGGAGAGCGAATTGAGGAGCAGGAGCATGTCCTGCTCATTCGCTGGCAGCGGCTCCGTCATCCGGCTCCTCGACGACCTCGGCGTCCTGCACGACTTCGGCCTCGATCTGCTTGTGCTGCTGAAGGATCGCCGCGGTCGGCCCCTCGGTCAGCTTCTTGGCCAGCATCTGGACCATCTCGTCGCGCGACATCGCCTCGCGGTCGGCGCTCTCCTCCTTGAGCGTGAGCTTGCCCTCCTCGCGCTCGATCGAGAGCCACAACTCGACGCCCTTCAGACGCACGCTCATGGGCTGGGTGGCGGCGATCGCGTCTTGGAAGACGGCGATCATCGCCTTGGCGTTCTGGTCCTGCATCGCCGCCTCGGCAACCCGCCGAGCAGCCCGTCCACGTTTCTGGGAGCGCGCCAGACCGCTCATGCGACCGAACTTCGCCCCGCCCAGCTTGCCCTCGGAGATTCGCTGGAGAGCGTTCTGGCGGAGACGCTCTCGGGCCTCGGGGCTCAGCTCGGGCTTCTTCTTCTGCGGCTTGGGGCGCTCGGGCTGCCTGCCATGTCGATTGACCGCCACTGTGGCCGCATCATCCCACGAACCGTCAGCCATCGTAAGGGTGTGGGTACAGCTCGGGCAGATTAGTACTACCCTCGGAGAGCAACATACTGTCCACCATGGACACCGACACAGAAGCGAAGTGATCCGTACGGATCTTGTTCAAGAGCGAGCTGTCTGATTTACACGCAAGCGCGAGGGCACCTAAGTTGCCCTTGTAGCCGTTGTTGAGCTTGTGTTCGATCCAGCGCTTCAACGGCACAGTCGAGAGCCTTGGGCTCTCTTCGATCTCGCGGTTGGCGATCGTCTTCTCGCGCACGGGGACTCCAGCCTCTCGTCGCTTGGCTTCCGCATAGATGCGCGCGTACTCCCGACGATCGGCGGCGTACTCCGAATTCTTCATCAACTTCTTGTAGCGCCGCCTACGCTTGGCCGCCTTCTGCCCCTTAGTCATCGGCGGCTTGCGCTTCTGGTAAGGCTTGCCACGACGAATCATTCCGGCAGAGACACGGCTCACTTCAGCTTGACAAGCCTTACAGATCGTCTGAAAGCCAAGTGGATTCCCGTCTGCATCGCGAGTGCGGACATGATAGTCGAGAATAGAGCGCCAACGCGTACAGCTAGCACAGTTCTTCCACCCGAGAACAATCTCATGCTTGACATTGTGCCCATTGGCCGTGTGCTTCGCGCACATACAGCCAACCCGGCAGCGCTTGCGCTTGTTGCTCCGCTTCTTCCTTGCTCCTTCTACCCTTCGCCTTCTTTTCTCCTCTGGGCTAAGACTCAAGCCTCGCTTCTG